TTCGGGAAGCAGATTCAAAGTTTGATGTCGATAGATATCTGTTACTCTGTGAGCAATTAGGAGAAACCCCAGACCCTGCCAAAATGCCGCTCGAACCTTCTGATTTTCCAGAAGAAGTTCAAGTGGCATTTTTTATGTACAGCCTTCTTCCAGATCACTGGGAGGGAATGAGCGGAACATATATGGGAAAGTATTGGGATGGTATAGATTATTATTTTAAATTATATAACATAAACGATCCTAAAACAATTTTATTTTTTATGAAACTATATGAAAATACTGTAGTTTCTCATAAAGCAGAACAAGCTAACCAGAAAAGAAAAGCAGAAGAGCGTAAAGCAGGCGGTGCAAAAAATTACACCCATAACGTAAAAGGCTAATGGCAAAACGCGATCAAATATATATTGATGTAATTGTAGATGGCAAAATGCAAAAGGTTGCCGTTGAAGCGTCTGCGTTAGGCAATAAGTTAGACAATGTAGGAAAGAGTGCTCACACCGCAGATAGAAATCTAAAAGGCTTATCACAGCAGTCTGCAAATGGAACTAAGAATTTTTCAAAAATGTCACAAGGGATGGGAGGACTTGTAGGCGTATACGCAACTTTAGCAGCTCAAGCATTTGCTGTTAGCGCCGCATTTGAATTCCTTAAAAAAGTAGGAGATTTAAGAGTACTGAGAGACTCTCAAGTAGCTTATGCGTCCACAACAGGTATAGCACTTAGAACTTTATCTACAGATATTCGTGCTGCAGCCGATGGTTTGCTTACTTTTCAGGAAGCGTCTTCAGCTGCTGCAATTGGTGTTGCTTCTGGATTATCAGCAGGCCAATTAACTGATTTGGCAGAAGGAGCTTCAGCAGTATCAAAAGTATTAGGCAGAGATGTTTCAGACTCTTTTGATCGTTTAGTTCGCGGTGTAACAAAAGCAGAACCTGAACTTTTAGACGAACTTGGTATTACTCTACGCCTTGAAGATGCAAAAAGAAAGTATGCTGCAGCAAATGGAAAAACAGTAAAAAGTTTGAGTCTTCTGGAACAAAAGCAAGCAGTTTTAAATGAAGTTCAAGGACAATTAGAAACAAAGTTTATTTCAACTACTGAAGCTATTGATATACAAGAGAGTGCAATTAAAAAAGTAGGAGTAGCTTTCTCAGATGTATTTAATAGTTTTGCAACTGCAATCGCAGGGCCTGTAGAAAAAGCAGCAAGTTTTTTCGCAGAAAATATTAAATCTTTTATTGCTTTAATTGGTCTTTTTGCTTATTCAATTGCAAAAGATATGCTTCCTTCTCTTGATGGATTTATTGAAAAAGCAGAATTGTCAGCACAAAAAGCTTCTGCCGCAGTAGCCGCTGCACAGGCAGATGTTGCAGGACTACAAGCAGCAACAACACCTTCTCAAGTTGTATCTGGTGCTTTGCAGGGAGTAAAAACAAAACCTGGAAGTGGTATTGATAGACTACGAAATCAAGAACAGCTCACAAAGAGACAAGCAGCAACTTTGCTTAGATATGCAAATTTAGAAAAAGGTGTTTATAAAGACTTGACAATGTACCAGCGTCAAGTATACAAAAAAGCGCTGCGAGATATTTTAGGGCAAAAAGAAACATTTTGGCAAAGATCAAAAAGAGGATGGTATAGTTTAGGAAATACTATAGAATTGCAAGCAAAAAGAGCCCGTGCTACTTGGACTAAAGCAATGGCAGGCATAAAAAAAGTTTCTGTTGCTACTCTTGACTTTATTAATAAATACGCAACTAAAGCCATAGTTATAATTGCTGTGGGACAAATGCTTTTAGATGCAGCCACCGCTGCAGGAAAATTTTTAGGAATTATTCAAGACGCTCCTGCTCCTTTACAAGATCTTGCTAATAATATTGATGCAAACAAAGATAAACTTCAAAGTCTTTCTCAAGAGTTTGCAAAGCTAGAAGGAGCTGTATCAAAGCATCTGGAAGCAGTTGCAGAAAAATCTGGCGAAGAAATAAAACCAACAATTACCAGTTTAAAAACAATTACAAATGCTTTTAAAACTTCTCTTCCTGCATTAATAGAGTATGTAAATTTACGAAGAGCAGCTCAAGAAGTTGGTAACAAACAGCTTCCTGGTTTTGAAGATGGAGCAATTCAATTAGGAGTTGAATTTAATACTGAAGAAGCAACTACAGAAGCCAAAAAACTAGCTCAAATATTAAGTAGTACTTTTGATATGCCGGGACTAGGTGTATCAACTCAAATGTTAACTCATTTTATAGGGCAATTAAAAAACGGTTTATTACCAAATGCTTTGCAAAGCATGGATTTTATAAACGGTCTTGCACTAGAGTTTGAAAAATTAAACCAAATTGTACAAACTTTTGACGAGTCTTTTAACAGCACAAATCAACAATTTGATGCTTTTTTAACAAATATTACAAAGTATAAAACAAGTGCAACAGATCTTTTAGAGGTAACTAAAAAAGAAATAGATCTTTTAGGCACTCGAACACAAAATTTAAAATCTCTCAATGATATGGAGATAGCAGGCCTCGATGAGATAAAAACTTCTTTAATAGAGAGACTTGCAGTTTTGAATTTAATTAATGAAGCAGAAACAGCTCATCAAATGGCAAGACAGCATGCACAAGTTAAGTACAATGCTGCAACAAGATTTGGTACAACTCTATTAAATAAAAGAGCACAAGCCCAAAAAGCCATAGATGATTCTCAAGCAGAGATTAATCGTCGAGTAGCAGAACTTGCAGGTATTGAATCTGGAAGAATTCAAGTTTCAGAAGAGAGAAAAACACTTCTAGAAGGCGAACTTGCCATTATGCTTATGCAACTCGAAACCATGAAAGAAATGGAAGAAGTGGGTGCTAGAGCAGGGCAAGCAGCACTAGAAGGTTTAGAATCAAACTTATCAGATCAAATTGCAGCTGTTATAAAAGGAGAAGAATCAAGTTTAAAAGACGCTCTAGCAAATGTGTTTAGTGGTATGGCCAAATCAGTTGCAGATGAAATGGCAAATGTAGCAACTGAAAACATAATGAAAAAAGTTCGAGGAATATTTAAATTAGACAAAGAAGAAGAAGATCCCGCACAATTAATGAAAAATGCAATGATTGAAGCGGGGGATCTTACTGCAACAAAATGGAAAACAGCAATAACAGAAGCAGGTATTGAACTTGAGGAAAGAATTGCTGCTGCAGGCCAAGATCCGGTTTCTACGGAAAGAACAACAGTGGGAGGAGAAATTGTTTCGAGCGAAGTTCCTGGCAGTACCATTGCTGAAAATGCAAGACTATTTGTAGACCCTCTTCCTGTTAAAGTTATAAAAGATATAAAAGAGCTAGACTTAAATGACCGTAGGAGAGAAGAACAAACGAGTCTTCTAGAAACGGATTCAACCTCTAAATTTATGAATACTAATTTAGGAAAACTTTACGATGTTCCTCTTCCTGTAGTAATTATGGAGCGAGGAACAGGAGGAGTTGGAGGAACTTCTATTCCAGTACCTAAATTAGATAATACTACTGTAAGGGGTAATACTGGTAAAATTGGAGAGAATACTAAAATCACCGGGGAGAATACAGATGTTATAGATGAAACTCTGGGTAGGGGAGGAACTTTTGAAACAGGCCTTAATAACATTATGGGAGACCATGGAGATAAAGTAGTAAATGCAACACACATGCTAATGTCTTTAATGAGTGGAGGATCTAGCACTGCTTCTATGGTAATTGGTGCAGTAATTCAAGGATTTGCAGCAGGTGCAACGGCTGGAGGAGGCACTGGAGGAAGTACTGGAGGAGGCACTGCAGGCGGCGGCTTCCGATATGGAGGAATCGCAAAAGACTACTCTGTGGGAGGCATCGCACGAGGCCCTCAAGCAGGATACCCTGCAACCTTACATGGAACTGAAGCAGTTGTCCCACTTCCAAATAACAAGTCTATTCCAGTTGATTTACAGGGAGCAGGTTCACAAAATAATGTAGTTGTAAATGTTGCCGTTAATAATGAGGGAGGCGCTAGTGAAGATACTCAAGCAGATACGAATGAAGGAAAAAAGTTTGGATCGGCAATTTCTGCAGCAGTGCAGAAAGAAATTATAAAACAGCAGCGTAACGGCGGGCTACTTAGTCCTTATAGGTAATAACAATGGCAAAATATGAACTTATAGTAGCCGCGAATAGTATTTCTTCTGGAGACCCTGCTTCAGATAAAACATTTACTGCTGATAGAGGAATGGCAAAAACTACAACTCATAGAGTCCTTACTGCAAAATTTGGAGATGGGTATGAGCAAAGAGTTTTAGATGGTTTAAACACCAAAAATGATGTTTTTAGTGTGTCTTTTAATAATCGAACAAGAGCAGACATAAACTTATTAGCAAAGTTTTTTGATGTTAATGCTGCAAAAGCATTTACTTTTACAGTTACAGACCATGATGGAGATACTGCAATGAAAGTTGTTTGCAGTGATTATAATATAAACTATGTTAGGGATGAGTTTCATTCTTTGACTTGTGAATTTACGAGAGTATATGAGCCATGAGCACTGGAGACTTAATTAGTACAGTACAGCTTCAGGAACCTGGAGATGCTTTAATTGAATTGTTTGAACTAACTCTACCGAATGAAACAACTACAGTTTATTTTGTAAATGGTTTAGATGATGGTACTGTTAATATTTATTTTTCAAATCCTGCGGGAACAACTTTGAACGAATATGTAGCAATACCTATTCAAATTGAAGGATTAGAAATAGCCTCTCGAGGTGCGCAAAATAGACCAACTCTCAGTATGGCAAATATTCCTGTACTAGCAAAAACTATTTCAAACACAGAAAGTACAGGGGATAGTGACGAAGAAACTTTGCAAAGTATATTAGATGATGCAGGTTTAGTTTTTTCCGAAGATTTATTAGGAGCAAGAATAACTTTTAGACGAACACTGCAAAAACATTTACAATCAGCGGGAGATACTGCAGAAGTTCCTGTTGAGTTTCCTTCAGCTACATTTATACTAGACAGAGTCGCTGCAGAAAACAATGTTGTAGTAAGTTTTGAACTTGCAAGTCCTATGGATGTAGAAGGCGTTTTACTTCCAGGAAGAGTAATAATTGGAAAATATTGTCCTTGGCAGTATCAAGGTGATGCAACAGATCAATACGGAGGATGTACGTGGCCAATAGATAGTGAGGGAAGATTTTTTGATATTGATGATAATGTAATTACTAGAGATATAACTACAATATCAGCGTGGTCTAACTCAGGTACTTACTCAGCCACAAATTTAGTAAAAACTACCACAAATAGTCATACTAAAATTTGGGAAGCCCTTCGTAGTGTTCCAGCAAATAAAAATCCAGAAACACAGGCTTTTTACTGGAAAAGAAAAGATGTTTGCGGTAAATTAATTAATTCTTGCAAAATTAGATTCCAAGGAAACAATACAGATGCTACTTTAAATACTGCAGTTCCTATCCCTTTTGGAGGATTCCCTGGATCTAAGAAGTTTAAGTAATGATTGAAGAAATAAAAGCTCATTTTAAAAATGAATATCCTAGAGAAGCCTGCGGACTTATAGGAATAGTAAAAGGGAAAAAACGTTGGTTTCCCTGCGAAAATGTAGCTGAAAATGCAGAAGATGATTTTATACTTTCTTCCTCAGATTGGTTTGACGTAGTAAAAAAAGCAGATATTTTTGCAATTGTACATAATCACCCAGATAGTTCAAATGAGCCTAGTGAAGCAGATATAAATGGGTGTAATGCAATGGGTGTTCCTTACTACATATTTAGTTATCCTGAAATGGAGTTAAATATAATAGAACCAAAAAAAGTATTTAATCCTCTTATTGGTAGAGAATATAAGTTTGGAAAGTATGATTGCTTTGAAGCAATGAGAGACTGGCTTGCAGAAAAAGAAATA